CGTAAAATTGGTGGCGAGATTTGGTTGTGTCCTTGGATGAAGACTGCACACATTGGTACATATCACTTCCACGGAGATATGCCAGCAGTTGCCAATTACGTTGGAGAAATGTGATGGAAAAAGGTCGTAAGTTTGACGGTGGTAAGTTAGAATACGGCCTTTTACCTCCTTTGGCACTAAAGGCAACAGTAGATGTGTTGACCTTTGGTGCTCAGAAGTATGAGAGAGATAATTGGCAAAAAGTGCCAGATTCTAAGCGTAGATACTTTGATGCCTTACAGAGGCATATTTGGGCTTGGAAAGAAGGCGAACAAATTGATGCAGAATCTGGTAAACATCACTTGGCACATGCTATGTGTTGCTTGATGTTTCTGTATGAACATGATATAATGTATTCTTTAAATGATGGAGATGTGAAATGAAACTTTCAAACGAAACACTAAGTGTGTTAAAAAACTTTTCTGGAATCAATCAAGGTATTGAATTCAAAAAAGGTAACAAATTGTCTACTGTGTCCTCAGGTAAAACTGTACTTGCACAGGCCACAATCAAAGATGATATTCCACAGGATTTCTGTGTGTATGATTTGAATCAATTCTTATCCGTACATTCTATGTTTAAGAATGGCGTTGAATTGGAATTTGATGAGTCGAATGTTATCTTCAAAGGCGACCGCAGTAAGATTAAATATCGTATGACGGCCAAGAATATGATTGTTACTCCTCCAGATAAGACAATTAGTTTGAATCATGCAGATTGTGAATTTACATTGACAGACTTGGATCTTGCAGAGGTTATGAGAGCTGCAAGTGTATTGTCATCACCACACGTTGCAGTTGAGTCTGATGGAACAACAATAAATATTGTTACATTTGATGCTAATGATGATGCACAACACACCAATTCAATCCATGTTAGTGGTGTGGCAAATGGTAAACAATATCGTGTTGTATTTAAAACAGAGAACTTGAAATTGATTCCCGGTTCTTATAATGTAAAAATCTCTTTTAAAGGCCTCGGACACTTTAAACACACCACAGAAGACATTCAATATTGGATTGCCTTTGAGTCGAAAGAAAGTAAGGTGTGATATGGTAGATAAGGTAACAACATTGTTTGGTGACTTCGATGAGAAACAATTGAGGTCACTCAAAGGTTACGTTGATGAATTGGTTGTTGCTATGACTAATCAAAAGTCTACAACACAATCGATGGCTGACATCATTGCTCTTGCAAATGATGAGTTAAAGATACCAAAGAAGATTATTCGTAAAATGGCTAAAATTCAGTACAACCAATCACTTCCAGAAGAAGTTGCTGAATTCAAAGAACTAGAGGCACTTATAGAAGGAATTAAAGATGTTAGGTAAATTTTTTAATATGTTCAAACTTAAGCCAAAGCATGTTGAACAACCAAAACCAGTAGACGTTGAGAAAGAAGAGAAGGCTGAAGTTGTACATCAAGCAATGATAGCACCATATGTTTGTGAACCTGCTAAACCTATTGTTACTATTGAATCAATGGATGAACCTAAATTTGTACATGCAAAAGTAGAAACAAAAGTTGAAGAAGTGGCACCGGTACAAGAACAAAAACCTAAACGTAAACCTGCTACTAAGAAGCCTCCTACAAGGAAGGCATCCAAATCTACAAAGTGATTGACATTTTGTATTGAGTGTGTTACAATGAATTTTTATATTATGAGGTCTTTGAATGAACGAACACATTTTGTGGGTGGAGAAGTATCGTCCTAAAACAATCGAGGATTGTATACTTCCTGACTCTTTGAAAGCAACTTTCCAAGAGTATGTAAATCGCAAGGAGATTCCCAATCTCCTGCTTTCTGGTTCTGCTGGCGTTGGCAAAACCACAGTTGCAAAGGCTCTCTGTGAAGAAGTCGGATGTGACTATATTGTAATCAATGGTTCTGATGACTCAGGTATTGATGTCCTTAGAAATAAGATTAAGAACTATGCATCATCCGTCTCTTTGATGGGTGGCCGCAAAGTTGTTATCATTGATGAGGCAGACTATCTAAATCCCAATTCAACTCAACCTGCGTTTCGTGGAGTGATTGAGGAGTATGCATCTAATTGTTCCTTTATCTTCACATGTAATTTTAAGAACAGAATCATGGATGCAATCCATTCACGTTGCACCTGTATTGATTTCAAACTCAATGGTTCTAAGGCCAAGATGGCATCGGCCTTCTTTAAACGTGTTGAAAATATTTTGGAAATAGAAGGTGTAAAATATGATAAACCAGTGGTTGCAGAAATCATTACTAAGCATTTCCCTGATAATCGCCGTATTCTTAATGAGCTTCAGCGGTATAGTGTTGGTGGCACAATTGATAAAGGTCTTCTCGCATCAGTTTCCGATGTGCAGTTGACTGAGTTAATTAACTCACTAAAGGTCAAAGACTTTGCAGGTGCTCGTAAATGGGTCACCAATAATCTGGATAATGATCCAACTAAAATTTATCGTAAGTTATATGACGGTCTCTATGAACTACTTAAGCCTAATTCTGTCCCTCAATTGGTATTACATTTGGCTAAGTATCAGTATCAATCTGCGTTTGTTGCAGACCATGAAATCAACATGATTGCTTGTTTGACAGAAGTGATGGTAGATTGTGAATTTAAATAAAAAAGGAGTTATATTATGCGTAAGATGAGAAGTTATCCATTAAAAAAGAACATTAATTTAGAAAAATCAAAAATGTCTATTGAAGACTTTTTTGAACTTCGTGCAGTTCCAATGCAGAGAAATACAGAAGCTCATGCACAAAACAAAAAAGTTAAAGAATCTTTATCTATATTAAAACCAGAACATTTAGATATTGCTCTGGCCAAATTGACAAAAGATATTCATCACGGAGATGTATTTTATCGTAAAGGTTCTATTATGATTCTAAACGGAAATACAAGGAAGTATTTTTGGGAAAATGGATTATCGGATTTTATTCCACAATATGTTGATATAACATATTATCCAATAGAAACAATAGAAGAAATGAAAGAAACTTATAATAGTTTTGATAGTACTGTTGCATTGGAAACGAATGGTCATAAGATTTGGGGTTTGTTAAAGTCTGACCATAATTTTACGCCTAAATCAAATAAGATATCGAGTGGTAAATTTACTTCTGCTTTGCATTTTTCTAATCACGCTTTGGATCCTGTAACTTATAATGAGCCAACAGTCAACATGGAAAAAATCCAAGATGAACTTGCCATGTTCATCAATGAGATTAAAGTTATGGATGAAATTTGTGATAACAATAAAACAACCAGAAAGATTATTTGGGATCAACCTTTATTAGCTGCCTCATTTTTAGCACTAAAACATTATGGTACAAATAACACAAAGTTACTAAAATGTTTGAATGACATTAATGACCAAAAAATGATTACAACGTCCGTTTATCAAGATGGTGTGACTCATATTGTTTATGAATGGTTGATGAAACTAAAATTCAAACAAAGAACAACTTCTTGGGATAAAGACTGCGGATTTTCAAAAACAGTTCCTTTTGTTTTATTTTGGATTGACAAATACATGAATGATATTACACAAAAACAAATTGGTGGCGGATGGGATAATATACTAATTGATTGGTTTGGTCCTAATTCAAAAGCTATTAAAGCTAATACGATTATGGCCAATGCATTTGATGTTGCTGCGTTTGATGTAATCTGATGGTTGATTTATTCAAAGAAATTATTCCATCCATTCTTCAAACTAAGAAGAATGTTTTTGACGGTGACTATAAAGACTACAAAGCCTTTATGGTCAACCGTGCTCTATCCTATCACATGGATTGTATTCTATATGCCAATGAGATGAATATGCATCCTGGCATTGATCCAGACATGCAATACCAGTATCTTCTAAATACTATCAGGTCTGTAAAACGGAAGTATCAACCGTGGCAGAAGTCAGAGGTCCTGAAGGATTTAGAATGTGTGAAGATATATTTTGGTTATTCCAATGAAAAGGCCAAAGATGCTTTGCGTATTCTTACTGAGGATCAAATCGCTGAAATAAGAGCAAAAACAAATATAGGCGGAGTTAATAATGATAGGAATACAAGACTTAGTTGAGGTGACATTAGTAGAACCAGATGATTTTCTCAAAGTACGTGAGACCTTGACCAGAATAGGAGTTGCATCCAAAAAAGACAAAACCTTGTACCAATCTTGCCATATACTACACAAACAAGGCAAGTATTATATTGTACACTTTAAGGAATTGTTTGCATTAGATGGTAAACCAACAGACCTTACAGAGAACGATTTGTCACGCAGGAATGCCATCGCTAAGTTATTACAAGATTGGGGTTTGATTACTGTTGTTACACCTAAACAGATAGAAACACCTACCCCAATCTTTATTAGCCAAATTAAAATCATTTCCCACAAGGAAAAGAGTGAATGGCAACTGGTACCTAAATATAACATTGGCAAAAAGCCACAAAATTCTTAATAGGAGAAAAAAATGTCATCAATTCAAAGAAAAATTTGGGAAGAAAGAGCTGGATTAATTAAGGAAGATACCGATTATCTAAATGAAGAATTCACTTCTTTAATTGAAGAATCATATGAGTATGATTCAGCTGATGTGGATTTTGTGTTTGAAATCATGG